CAACTATAGAATTTCACGATACAATCTCCGCGACCAGTTCGTCCCGCTGGTCGCGCACGCCTTCCGGAATTATCGGCAAATACAGGAAATGCAAAGCTGTTGTCGCGAATTTCTTCATGAAGTATTTGTTCTGTGTGCATGAGGATATGCTAGAACAAATTCGTGAGGAATCAGAATTGCGTGACAAAATCCGAGAGGAAATGACTATGCATACACAGGGGTGTGGATCTGCATCCATAAGAGAGTGTATGAAAGAAGTGTACAATGCGACGGGACATGACATGTTTCAAGCCAACCAGGTAATCGAATCGGCCATATTGGAGGCTGAAACACCCAGCGCATTATCAGTCCAACTCGTGAAGTTAGGACTTAAAAACAACTATACCTACCATCCAGAACCACAGGGACGTGTGGTGGTGGTACCAAGGTTCGCTGCCGCAGTTACTCTATGTTTACGTGCGAAGTTTGGTACATTGGCTTTGACCGAGGCAAATAGGCTGTTAATCGAGAGGGAATACCTTCGAGTCTGCCACAAGTCTACGGTACGCAATGTAGATATAGTTGCACACCAGCAGTGCATTATGAACGCCTATTTCACGGAGGGTGTTCTTGACCAACAATGCACTATTCGGGCCCGAGCACCACGGTGGTTGCGGGAAGCCTTTGGCAGCGTGCCATTGGCTACCGCTCCTTCCGTTTGCTGAGGGTGCCCGCGTACGGTCTATGGAACCGACACAACTGTTGACCCGGAGTTAGTAGAGAGGGTACAGTTGGACAAAGTTGGTAAGTTGTGCATAGACCGGAACGGGTGTGCTATCAAACCCAGAATATATAGCATCATTGAGGGGTTTGGCCTAAATCACAACTTAGGCGTTTACAACAATGGTGTCGATTCGATCGCGCGTGCATTAACGGAAAGATATTTCTTTTGCAAGGACAAACATGGTCCAGGTTTCCGTAATACAATCACGCCGATTAAGAATGCATTTAACAAACCGTACTTCAAGGAGTTCCAGAGACTGGTTGACATGCACATGCCAAAATTGCCTCGGTTAAGCCATCAACAAGTAGTTGACCGCTATACTGGCAACAAGAGGCGTGTGTATGAAGAGGCGTACCATTCCCTGTGCCGTGAACCCTTAAGTAGTAGAGACGCGAGGCTCAACATGTTTGTTAAATTTGAGAAACAAGATCTTGGTAAGGCACCGAGAGCAATTAATCCTAGGGATCCAAGGTACAACTTGGAACTGGGACGTTACCTTAAGCACGCAGAAAAACCCTTTTTCAAGGCCATTAATAAGGCTTACAAATCGATTACAGCACACACTGTGATTAAAGGGCTCAATGCATCAGATTCTGCCAATGTGTTACACCAAAAATGGTTGCGATTTAAACAACCAGTAGCCATTGGTCTGGATGCGGAGAAATTTGACGCGCATGTATCTGTTGACGCACTGCAATTTGAGCACAGCTTCTACACCAACCTATACCCTGGCATGGGTTCGTTGAAGAAGATGTTGCAATGGCAGTTGCACAACAAAGGCCGTGCTTACGCAGCTGACGGCAAGGTGACGTTTTCAATTGAGGGAACACGCGCAAGCGGTGATCTCAACACATCCTTGGGAAATTGTCTAATAATGTGTGGTAGCATCTACGCGTACGCAAAGCAACGTGGAATCACAATCGAGCTCGCCAATAATGGTGACGATTGCGTGATTTTCATGGAACGCGTGGATGAACGCACTTTCCTTGAGGG